GAATCAGGCGATGAATGTAGCGCACGACAAGCCAAGGGGATGGCTTCTATCCGCGCAAAGCGGAACGCCCGTCTCAACGACCGGCAAGTTCGTCGTGCAGAAGATCCAGTCTGTACCTGAGCCACCAGCGCCACTCACCACAAGCGACTTTCTCAAAGCCTGCTTCGAGCCGGATGAGATAGTCTGCATTTGTAACGACATCATCTGCGACGAGGACGGTCGAGGTAGGCCAAACTCTAAGGGTACATTCCTCAAGCGCGACGAATGGATTAAGAACCACTTCACGCCGCCCATCAGCAGCATGTGGACGAATGAGGATAGCCGTGGCGCGTACGTCCGCATCAACCCGTGCATTGAGGAGAACGGCTCTGATTCCGGCGTGGCAAACTTCCGCCATGTCCTCGTTGAGATGGACGAGAAGACGAAGGACGAGCAATGGACGATCCTCAAGGAGTCGAAGCTTCCGCTATCTGTCGTCATCGATTCCGGCGGCAAGAGTCTGCACGGATGGGTACGAGTCGAAGCGTCGAACAAGGAGGAATGGAACGAACGCCGTGACGTCGTGTATCGCCAGTTAGAGGCTCTCGGCATCGATCCGAAGAACAAGAACGCGAGCAGGTTCTCTCGGTTAGCCGGTGTGATGCGCGATGGCAACGAACAGAAGCTGTTGGCCATCAATGTGGGTTCGGTGAACTGGGACGCCTACACGGACCATCTGGAGTCGCAGGACATGCCTCAGGAGTTCACGCTCCAGAGCATTGTCGATTACGATCCGCAGAATGATCCTGACAACCTCATCGGCGACAGATGGCTACGACGCGGTTCATCGCTTCTCTTTGTCGGTCAGAGCGGATGCGGCAAAAGCTCGATGGCGTTCTATCAGGGACTGAAGTGGGCCATAGGTAGTGACTGGTTTGGCGTACAGCCTGTTAGACCATTGAGAGTGGCCTACGTCCAAGCGGAGAACGACATCGCCGATCAGCATGATGCTCTCAAGGGTGCATCGCAGATGGTGTTCGGTAGCGACTGGGTCAACGGACTCAAACGAGCGAACATGCTGTTCTTCCGAGAGGCGGTTCGTACTGGGTCAGACTTCACGCAAATGCTGCGTCGCCTTATTCGCAAGACGAAGGTGGACATCGTCTACATCGATCCTCTGCTCTCGTACATTGGCGGCAATCCATCGGATATCGAGGTATGCGCCAATTTCACGCGTCACTTGCTCCAGCCGATTATGATCGAGACGGGAGTCGTCATCGTGCTGGTGCATCACTTCCCGAAACCAAAGGGCAAGGACGACAAACCTGAGAGCGTGGCAGACATGGCCTACTCAGGCTTTGGATCGTCGGACCTGACGAACTGGGCTAGAGAGGTAATCGTGATGAAGGAGATAGGATTCAATCAGCCCAGACGCTTCATGCTCGGGATGGCGAAGCGGGGAGATAGGTCGGGCTTGCAGGATAAGGAACAGAAGAAAGCAGGCTCGATCATCATCCAGCGCGGCGTCGGTACGATATCATGGGATTACGCACCGCCCGAACAGTTCGTCGTCGATAAGTCCACAGCGAAGAAGCCGTGGACAGGCGGACGACCTAAGCGTTAGCCCTCCTTCATAGCGCGGCGACGACCTTTCGCAGCGAGCGACAAAAACCGCTTCTTGCCGTATTTTTTCATGCCGATTGATGCCGCAAGAGCCTTCGGATCTTTCACGCCCTTGCTCTCAAGACTGCTAACGAGCTTCTCGTAACGTCCGCCACCACCAAGTTTCATCTTGTCCATAATATGTAGAATGAGTTGTTACTGACGAAATTACCAAGCGGCGCATGACCAATACTTAGGCGTCGTCTTGTCCTTCGCCTCCGCACAGTTATGCCGCGCACGGAAGTTCTTACGACGCTCAGGATTCGACTTCTTAATCTTCATGTCAGGATCGCCGAACCGGACGATGACAACCTTGCCAGCAGGATTCTTGACGTACACCGCACTCTTCTTCCGCTCACCCGGCGTGTAGAACGGATTGTTCAACGTCACCTTCTTGCCCTGATAGGTATTACCTTTCTTGGAGAGGGAGGTTTTCATTCGCCTGACATGACGTTTCTGACGGTAAGATTTCGAATAATCATCGGTATGTCATTGTTGAGCATTCTGGTTTCAGCGTTGGTAAGCTGATCAAACGGCTTGATGACTGCGGCCCGATAATTTGGATTATCCAAAAGATATCCCGCAATTTTAGACTGAAGTTTTTCGGTCCAATTATACGCTCTTTCTCCGCCAGCAATTCCAAAAAACGGACCAGCAGCGGATGTGCCTTTTACAAATGCGGCTGTTCCCGCAGCCCCCGGAAGCAACTTTGAAATAAGCGACGTCTTATTTTTCTCGGCAATCTCAAGTGCCTTTGCAATTTCATCGATCTTGGTTTTTCCAGAAGGTCCAAAAACACCATCCAAAGCATTCTGCCACGACTCGGCAGATTGATTGAACGACTTGGCTGTAATTGGACCCTTCTTGCTGGCTTCGCTAACAATCTGAGACAGCAACGCATTCTGAGTATCAGCCAGAGTCTCAGCACTCAGTGCATTTTTAACCTTCGTGACGTTCTCTTTCGAGTTGTTTAGAAACTCAAGAACAACATCTGGAGACGCAATTACACCCTCTCCTTTTCCTAGTGATGCCTTCCTAAAGTCTTCAGCAAAACTTTTTGATGACACATCCCAAGCTGCCCTCGCTTGCTTGATTCCATCTCTAGTTACGTTTGGAAAGAACTCATCAATAACTTCTTTCTGAATTCCGTTCCAACCTTTTGATAGCGCGTTTTCAAGGTTGTCCAGAAACTTGATCTGACCTCCTTTGTTTAAGTCGTTGTAGATCGTGTTTCCGATCTTCGACTTAATGCCGTCGTAGTCTTCAGCGAGAATTTTCTTCAACTGCTGAAGTTTTGCAGGGCCATCTGAACCTCCAAGACTCTTGATAATTGAAGACCAAGACCCGCCTTGCTCTCCAATATCTTTAAGGATTCCTTTTGAAAAAGTGGTATTGTAGTCCTCCATGAACCCAGAGTACCGCTCCTTCAAGTCCTTGAAATTTTGAATAAGAGGATCTTTTGGGAATCTCTTTTCAAACTGACCAAGAGCGTCTTCAAATTTTGCTTTTGCTTGATTCCATGCAGCCCATTGATCGCCAGTGCCAGCTTTAACAGGTTCGCCCCACTTGATTGCCTTTGCGGCATCCTGTTGTTCTTTCCAAAGGTCGTTCAGGCTTTTACCGCTAACTGGACCGTAAATTTCCCCACCTCTAGCAACCGACTTGTCGTAATCTTTCGATTGAACGCGAGGGTCTGCCCGAAAAGTGTCAAACTCTTTTCCAAAAGCCTCATTCTTCCTGTCGTAAACACTCTGTGCAGTGTTTTTAACAACTCCAACAGCTTCACCAAGCGTCAACGACTCCATCTTGTCGTAATCGTTGGCCAGCTTACTGAAAGCGTTTGCCGTGTCTTCGTCGAGTTTTCCGAACACTTTTTCAACATCAGCAACAGCCGCGTCGGCAAATTCCTGACCTGACTTTGTTGAGTTTTGTTTGAAAGACTGAGCAAGAACGTTTTTAACCTGATCTGGATCTGCCCGATATGCTCTAGCCAACTTACCGGCAAGCTCGCCCTCTTTGTCAGCGATGTTCCTCTGAAACTGATCGTAAAAAGGGCGATTGAGTTCTCCTAGGAAATCTCCACCTGCTTTGTACTTGCGATATCCAGCACCGATCAAGTTTCCAGCAAGACTTCCGGCAGTTTCACCGACAGCGTAATCCCTCGCAGATTCCAGAATATTATTTAGAGCGTTTTCATCCCATTTCTCACCAGCAACCACTGTTCTCGCAGCCTCGCCAGCAACGCCGCGCATCGCTCCCTGAATAGGAACCTTAGCGGCAGCACTAAGAAGTGTTTGTCCAGTTTCAAAAAGACCTCTTCTAATCGGCCCCGGAAGAATTTTTGCAGCTCCGCCACCTAAAGATGTAACCGCTTCTTTCGCCGCTGCTGCTGCAATCTTTCTTGGACTAGTTTCTCCAGACATTAGCTGGTAGCCGGTTTCTCCGATAGCCTGACCAATAGGAAACGGGACACCCATTGTTTGAAGAAGAGGGCCAGCACCATACCTTACACCTTGAGAAACCTCTTCCTTAGTGGGTGCAGTTTCATCAAACATCGATGGAGCGCCAGAAGCAGCAAGGCGAGCCTCCTCCTCCTGCATTGCCTGACCCATGCGAGCAGCGTCACTCATCGTAGCCTGCTTGATTTGCTCTGGATTAAGCGCAGAAACAAGCCCTTGCTCTTCACGGCG